CCTAATTCTTACTTGTTTTCTAGCGAAACATATCTTGGATATTCATAGCCTTGTGGATCAACCAGAACCGTTTCACCTGTTTTCTTATTCTTAACCCTAATGCAGGTGTCCTCTTTATCAATCCAAGGCTGATCCCTTAGAAAATTAGCTGTGAACTTTTGAAAATCTTCATCCTCAAGTTCCACTTCTTTATTGATGGTGTAGGCTTTTCCTTTTTTGCCTTCTCTAATGGCCTGATCCGTCAAAGTCTTTAATTCTTTTAGATTTGAAATCTTTCTTCCAAAGAGCGCTCTTGCTTCAGTTTCTTTAGGTTCAAAGATTTCAAGAATCTCGTTTTCTGAGTAGATTAGGCATTCTTCATCTTTTTCATCAAGGGGTGATAATACGATGTCCCTTCCAGTTCTTCCAACTACCTCATAAGCTTTTTTACCTCTTTTGGTTATCAAAATGTCTTTTCTTTTAATCATCATCTTCATGACCTCCTCTGTGTTTTAGGTTACTCTATATATCACTCTAAAACACAGTAATAGCAAGTCTTTTATGTTGAATAAGGCCACCAAAATCAGCCTTATTCTTTTATGAGGTCACTGTATTTGATTGTTTCACCGTCTCTTATTAAAAACACATTTTCAGTCGTTCCAGCGTCTAAAGCGTACCTCTCTACAATAACATCACAGAATTTTTCATCCAGTTCAACGGTGTAGCAAATCCTATCTGTTTGGTCACAGGCGATTAATGTACTTCCAGAACCACCAAAAGGATCAAGCACGATGCAATTGCTAAGGCTAGAATTAAGGATAGGGTGTGCTATAAGCGGCACTGGCTTCATCGTTGGATGCTCACCATTTTTCTTAGGCTTTTCAAACTCCCAGATAGTTGTTTGTTTTCTATCGGAGTACCAGTTGTGTTTACCTTTTTTCTTCCAGCCAAACAGGACCGGTTCATGCTGCCATTGGTAAGGGGAGCGCCCTAATACAAGGGATTGCTTTTTCCAGATACAAGTTCCTGAAAGGTAAAAGCCTGCATCTGAGAAAGCTTTTCTAAAATTAAGACCCTCAGTATCTGCGTGAAATACGTAGATAGAGGAGTCCTGAGCCATTACAGCTTCTGTGTTTTTAAAGGCAGCAAGTAGAAACTCGTAAAATGAATCACTGGCCATGTTGTCATTTTTAATTTTACCTGCAGAACCTTCGTAGTTTACGTTGTAAGGCGGGTCTGTAACCACTAGATTTGCTAGTTTCCCGTCCAGTAGGAGAGAAAAAGTCTCAGCTTTGGTTGAGTCTCCGCAAATCAGACGGTGTGGCCCTAATTGCCAAACGTCTCCAAGTTTTGTGACAGGTGGCTTCTTTAATTCTTCTTCCACATCAAAGTTATCATCTTGAACACCTTCTTTAAGAGAATCCTTAAATAGAGCATCTAGTTCAGCAGGTTCAAAACCTGTAAGAGATACATCAAAGTCAGCACCCTGCAAATCTGCAATAAGTAGAGCAAGTTTGTTTTTGTCCCAGTCACCAGAAACTTTGTTCATTGCTACGTTTAAAGCCTTTTCTTGATCAGTATTTAGATCAACAACAACGCATTCTGCTTCTGTGTGACCCAAATATTGAAGAACGCTAAGTCTCTGATGGCCTGAAATAACAGTGTTATTGTTTTTTAAATTAACTACGATAAGTTCAACATACCCGAAGTTTTCGATGGAGGCTTTTAATTTTTCAAATTCTGCATCTCCAGGTTTTAAATCTTTACGTGGGTTATAAACTGCCGGATTTAAATCTGACAGCTTTAATTTCTGTATAATCATATAGAACACACCAACCTTTCTCTTATAAGTAACTGAGCTATGTTCCAGTCGTTGGTAATTGCATATACTTTTTTACTTTGGTGCTCAACTATCCTATGGCATGAGGAACAGAGTGGAACGAGATTATAAGGTTCTCTGGTACCACGGGCGCTAACGGGAATTATATGGTGAACACAGAGATTATTATCTGTGCCGCATCGGTGACAAAGTTGTCCTTGTTTTAATGAATTACTTAGTTTTTGCCACTCATAATCGTATGTACCGTAAGTACGTTTTTTAGTGGCGTTGCTACGGAGCACCTGAATAAGTCGCTCACGTTGGTTTTCACTATATTCATTCCAGCGAAGCGAGGTTGCTTCGCCTATTTTCTGTTTAGTGTTTTTTGAGTGGTAATCGTCTCCAAGCTTTTGTTTACGTGCTTTTAAACCTTTACTTACTTTTTTTCTGAAGTTTGGATCCTTGTTTTTTAATACAATGTCTTCACGAGTTTTTTGCCATATATTTTGACAAGGAACCGAGCAAAAGAAATGGGATGGAATTTTGTGAGCAGCATATTTTCTGGAACCTTCCTTACCACATGTTTCGCAGATATAATGTATTTTCATTTTTCCTCCAATCATTTTTTATTTGCCCTTACGAGCAGAGAGTAGACGTTCCATAACGTCATCTTGAGGGTTAGACCCTTTATAATCACCAGTGCAGTTTTCTTTTACAATCTGGAATATTTCAAGCCATAGTCTGTTGGTTTGGTTCATGTAGTTTTGTCCCATAGCAACATAGGGACTTTGTATGGCGTTACCTGTAGTAGGGTGCTTTGCTAGAAAACCATATTCGGTTATAGCTTCTTCACACTGAATCCATCTAGCCACACTCATGGCGTATCGTTCTAAGAGCTGTGGCGATATAAGGGCAGCACAGCTACGCTCATTGAGCCAGTGCCATGTAGCTTTATAGATTTCACTTGCAACGAGAGCTTTCCCGTCTTTTTGTATTGCTTCGAGCATCTTATTGGGTTCTGGCATTTCTAGACCTTCGAGATCTGCTGTATCAGAAAACTCCATAACTGTTAATTTTCTACCGCCAAGATTACCTTCAGCGATTTTGTCTGATAATGCTTTCTTTTTTGCACCTGCACCTACACGAGGACCGCCTCTGTTTGTACCGTCTTTTGCCAATCGTCACACCTCCTTTCCTTTGGTGGGCCTATTCCCTTGTTTGATTTTGCGTTTTTTAACACGAAGCCCCGCGCCGCTGTCCGATTGTAAGAGTTCTAGAGATTTGACCTCCCCCTGGGAGGATAAAATTTAAAATATTAGATATCTACTTGACATCAACTAGAAAAATTGATATTATGTACATAACAACTAGATATCAAGTTGAAAATATAAATATCGGAGGTAATAAATTATGAGTAATGCATGGTTAGTTAGACCTTTCCCACATGATGATAAGCGTTTAGAGGAATTCAAGCTAAAAAATATCGTGGCTGTAGGATGGCCAGGTATAGGTGACTTATCTGGAAAATCAAGAGAAGATATTAAATCTATACTTTCCGGACCTCCTTATAATCTTAGTGGACTTAAGCTTGGTAACGCTTACGCTACAGTAGATATTTTCGTTAATAGAATGCAGGTAGGTGACTTGGTTCTTGTACCCGATGGCGAGGACATCTATTTTTGTGAAATCACTAGTGACTATTACCGAGATAAATCAGTTGATCACATTGAAAAACCAATTGATAGTACCGATTATGGATATCCACACCAAAGGAAAGTGAAATGGTTATCCAATACACTGAGAACAGAATTATCAATGGCGTTGCGTTCTTCTTTAAAGGTTCATAGGACAACTGCAGATCTTACAAAACATTATGAAGAAATAAAAGCATTGTCTCAGGGCCATGAGTATTTAGCTGAACCAACTGAGAGTAATACTATTGAAGTGACTTATCCTCTCAGAAGTGATTTTTCAATATCATTCGAAATACCTGACGATATAACTAAAAGTGAAGCTAAACGATTAAGCTTATATTTTGAATCTTTATACTTTGAAGAATAAAAAATAGACCGCGACTTGTTCGTGGTCTATTTCCATCTGTCACCGCTTTCAGCTGTAATCCTAGAGTGGCATGACTTACAAAGGGCCATAAGATTACTATTCTCATTGCCGCCACCTTTTGATAAAGGAAGGATGTGGTGGACTTCCTCAGCAGGGGTTATCCTATTTTCCTTTTGGCACTGCTCACAAAGCGGGTGAGATTTGATGTAACGATCACGGATGCGTTTCCAGGACCTACCGTAACGTTTATTGGTAGAGGGGTCTCTTTGGTATTTGTTATACTGTTTGTTTATAATCTTCTGATGCTCAGCGCAGTACTTTCCGCTATCTGCAAGCCGACCGCAGCCAGGATAAGAACAAGGACGTTTGGGTTTATAAGGCATCGGTTCACCTCCTTTTGGGTATAAGAAAAGCCCTCGTGGGGTGCTCCCATGAAGGCTTGGTATTAATTATATTTCTCTAATTATACAATAACACAAATACAATAGTGGTATCTTGTTGCAAAGTGTTGCAAGTTGTGCAAGCTTATATTTTAATAGGATCTTTAGGAAGAGTTACATGGTTAAGAGCTGCATTATGCCATCTGTAGACTGTTGTTCTATCGGCATTAAGTTCATCGCCAATTTGCTCCCAGGTTAGGTTATGAACGTATCTATACCGTAATACCATGCGCTCATCCGTATCTGAAACCCCGTTTATAACACGCCTTATCTGTTCCTTGAGTGCTACAAGATTATCTACTTCCGTGTTTATTTTTCTTTCCAAATCCATAATTCGCTCTAAACACCTTACAAACTTGGCATCGGCATTTTGTGAGGTTTGAACTTTTTCATCCCAACTTGGTGATGATACACTTGTTGCCATTTCTCTTAAGCATTCCATTTCCTCGATGTCTGATTGTATTCTTTTATCAAGCCTGTAAGCTTGGTGTAAATATTCCTTTACTTTCATAGCTCTCTTCCCTCCGATTTTAATTTTTTGATTAAAATGTTCCCATCAATAGAGGTAAGTTCTCTATACCAATCAGAGCGGAAGAACCTCTCCACCTCATTTTTCATAATTTTTGCAGGCTCATAGTTTGGGCGCTTCTCAAGTTTCTTTAGTGCACCCCTATAATCCTTGACAGCTTGCAAGATTATGGCATTAGCTAAGTTTTCATAAGGTGTAATCATCGCATCACCTCCAGCTTTGCCTTTACAGCATCAATAAGAGAGGCTTGCGTTTCTTCTTTTCTTGTAAGTGCAGTCATGACATCTTCGTCAATAGTACCCTTAGTGAGTATGTGATGAATAATAACTGTCTCGTTTTGACCTTGTCTATAAAGTCTAGCATTGGTTTGCTGATATAATTCTAAAGACCAGGTAAGTCCAAACCAGATAAGTGTCGAACCACCACTTTGAAGGTTAAGGCCATGTCCTGCACTTGCTGGATGGATTACAGCAATAGGGATATTGCCATCATTCCAATCTTCAATATCTTTCGATGTTTTTATTTGCCTCACAGGAAATCTATTCTTAATCCTCTCTAAATCGTGTTTGAACCAATATGCAACAAGGATTGGTTTGCCATTTGCACCTTCAATTAAATCTTCTAGTGCATCAAGTTTTTTGTCATGAATGATAAGGGTCTTGTTTTCACTACCGTAAACCGCACCATTTGCCATTTGAAGAAGTTTTCCTGAAAGCACTGCAGCATTAACAGCATCAATTTCTTCTTCACCCAAATTAGCGACCATTTCATCTTTAAATTTAGAATATATGCTCCACTCTTTTTCACTCAGATAAACAGGCACTTCATTTAAGAGGCATTTAGGCATTTTGAGATAATCTATAGACTTCATAGAAATCGTAATATCAGAAATTTGACTATAAATTTTATCCTCAGCACCAGGTAATGGCTTATATGAAAATATAATCTGTGCATTACGTTTATCCGGCACAAAGTAAGTATTACGATAGTGAGTGATATATCTTCCAAGTCTTTGACCTAAATCTAAAATACGAAACTCTGCCCATAAATCCATTAGTCCATTAGTTGAAGGCGTTCCTGTAAGACCTACAATTCTATTAACAGATGCCCTTACTTTTAGTAAACTTTTAAACCTTTTAGCACCATAGGATTTAAAGGATGACAACTCATCTATGACCACCATATCAAAATCAAAGGGAATACCACTCTTGTTTACAAGCCAATCCACATTTTCACGATTGATGATATAAATTGTTGATTTTGTCATAAGAGCATCAATTCTTTCTTTTTCCGTTCCAACTGCTACAGAATAGGATAATCCTTTAAGATGATCCCATTTTTTAACTTCAGCCGGCCAAGTATCTCTTGCTACTCTTAATGGTGCAATCACTAATACCTTACATACAAGAAAGCTGTCCAAACACAAATCAAATATTGCTGATAACGTAATCACACTTTTTCCTAAACCCATTTCAAGAAATACAGCAGATATGGGATGGGATAAAATAAAATCTGTTGCATAGCTTTGATATTCATGAGGATTGTATCTCATCAAGTATCCCTCCAATCTGCTCTACACTGTCTAAGCAATAAACTGAAAACCCTAAAGCTTCCAGTTGCTTTTTTCGCCTTACTTGTATAGGGCGCATCTTTTTCCCCGTTGCTTTACATTCAACAAATGCCATTCTCCCCATGGGAAGTAGTACAATTCGGTCTGGCACACCATCAATTCCTGGACTTACAAATTTCAGTGCAATACCTCCCATAGCTTTAACTGCTGTCACCAGTTTTTTCTCTATATATTTTTCTTGCATAATGTCCTCCTATCTGACACAAGAAACACAAAATCACAACCATTCCCCTATATTTACTAACGCGCGTATACGCTCACCGGTATTATCTATCTACTTTTAAGAAAAAGCATTTTGAATATAAGGGAAAAAGTTGTGTTGTGTCGCATTTTTGTGTTCCCTATTCGCCATAATGATATAGTCGTTGCCTACCATAAATCGGCAAACGCTTAATACTGTTGGTTCGTTCCCAACCAGGAATCTGTGCCATGAGGGCTGCAATCTGATAACTGTCGGTCGTCTTTAATTCTGGGAGATTCCTATTGAAGCATTCACACCATATTTCAGCATTACTTACAGAGGTCCGTGTAACAGTTCCTGTATGTTTGGTTCCGCCAAATTCGCTACCGCTTAGGTAATTTCTACGGGCAAATAAGTCCATACTGTCCCAATCATCTGGTAAAGGAGTATTCAGGTATTCTTCTACCATGCCAACACGCTCGTCAGCCTCCATAGCACCCTTCTGCGCCTTTTCGGCCTCTTCCAAAATATCACCCTCGAGATACAGCTTTTCGCCGGAGTTCCATATTGCTTTTGCTTCTGCCCAGAACTGCTGCCTGTACTCTTCAGTAAAATTCCAGGTTTTTTTCTGTTTTTTCTGATGCACTTTAATGATCCAAAAACGGCGGTTACCCGTGATGTCACGCAAATATCCTCGCTCTCCATTTACCGTTGCAATGACGATGCACTGCCTTGGATGACTTTCAACAACTCTGCCATAGGACGGTCTATATTTATCATCAGAAGTAGAGAGAAAAGCTTTAACTTTTTCTATGTCCGCTTTCTTCATACCAGCAAGCTCGCCTATTTCAACTACCCAGAACCCCTGAAGTTTTTCAGCACCAGACTTATCATCCATATCTGTAAGGGAGAGTGTTTCAGAGTAATATTCTGTTGTTACTAAGTCTTTAATTATGGTACTTTTACCTATTCCTTGGTCACCATCAAGCACCGGAACGCAGTCAAACTTAATTCCAGGAACATATATCCGTGCAACTGCTGCTGCAAAGGTTTTTTTAGTTACTGTGCGTATATATTCGGTATCATCGGCCTGAAGGTATTTGATGAAAAGATTCTCCACACGCTTTACGCCGTCCCACGCAGGAAGGGAATTAAGGTAATCCCTTATAGGATGGAACCTTCTATCATCAGCGACCTTAGTAAAAGCAACATCGTGGTTTCTGCTTGAGAAGGGAAGGTAGCGAATATCCATAATGGACTTAAGCTGGGCTGTATCAGCATCTCTCCAAAACACATTCCCTTCAGGTCTTTCCCATGGTAGTGGGCCAGTAACCTGAATACGATTTGACAGCTCATTAAATGCAAAATTTGCAAAATCGGGATCGTGATTAAGGATGAGATTTAAGTTATATACGCTGTTTTCAAGTAAGCTTGATTTAGACTGATACCTAAGTTTTGATTTCCAATCATCTCCACTGTCTGTAAAATCAACTTCAGCTTCTGCAAGTTTTTCATTGGTAGCAAAGACTTTCACCTCATCGATCTTCATGACGAAATCACACATACTCTTGAAGGACTTTTTATCATCGTCATCACCAAACTTATGGATACGAACGATATCAAAGGCATTACATAATTTAAGGTACGCTGGGTCCTTGGCATGATGGCTATAGACGAACTTGCCGTCATCTTTGATTTCAACCCCAGCCATACTGCTTGATTCTATAAAATGGTAGCGGTCCTCATTTTCTGTTGGTTCGTAAACATCTGCTAAAAATGCATCGATTGCTTTTGTAACAGGGAAGTAAACTCTATTAAAAAGGCCCACAACACCCTCCTTTGCAAGAGGGTCCTGTACCTTTTGATGGTTTACTGTATTTGCTTTACTCTCCCTTGATGAAGTGGGAAGTCTTGTAGGATCCGTCCATTCAGGATGGGCTGTTAAAATATCACCTGGATTAAGCCAAGTTTTGTTTATTTCCTTATAGACAAACTCTCCGTTAGAGGAAGTGCTTGGCCAGTACATCAGCTGATTTGGTAGATAGGAGCATTCATCGAAATAATCCATACCTAGCATCTGTGCTAAATATCTTGAAACTGCTACGAATTCCTCAGAGGTTACATCCCTTGTTAGGGGAAAAATAAGGCGCACCCGTGGATTTTCCTCAGTACTACTATGAGTCGAATAAAGAACAGAGGTATAGGGAGCATTTGATTCATAGTTTTCAAGGAAATCTTTATTAATTCTGTCACCATCTAAAGCAATCATTGAGCGAAGTTCCACAGTATCGTTTTTCCTGCGACCACCTTTTAATACACCAGCAACAAAGCCACCATGGTCCTTAGCATCATCTTTTTGAGATTTGCTAAACTTGGCATATTCTTCTGCTGATTCCGTGGTCCGTATTGGAGTTTTCAATCTATCTTTTAGCTCATCAAATGTAATTTCTTTATTAACCCATTTCTTTGCCTGACGGCTATTTCCATAGGCAATGGCTAGTTTTCTCAATTTAGTAACCCCCTTTCAAACGAGGTCTTTCTCCATATTGAAATGTTGACTGTATTTTTTTCATAAAGAATCCACCTCTTCAAAATCTTTATTGAAGTATCTGACCGTCTGTTTACGTTTCTTTGCCTTTTCAATTTCGATACTCATACCTTTTGAGATAACATCACCGAGTACCCATACTTCCTGACATTTCCCCATAAGGATGATGTCCATGAAAATAGCGAGATCACGTTCTTTCTCATTACTGTCGTCTATGAAAGGGAATAAAAGGTGCGGGGTCAACGGGATACATCCACGATTGAAAGCAAATTCTGCAAACTGAGTGGCTTTTAATACATTTTCCTTAACAAGCCCCTGAAAAGGAGCACATATATATACCAAAGGACGGAAGGCAGGTTTTGACGCTGCCTTTTCCTTTTTTACAATATTGGTTAGCGCTTCATATGGAGTAGGATCATAGTAACCTTCAGAATTGAATTTATTTATGCTCATGATATCTACCTCCGGCTCTAATCTTTTTACTACACTCACTGCAATACACTGAAGTTCCAAATAAATCACTTTCACCATCACTTAAAATTTCTGCAATATCCACCATTACTTCAACACCACACATTGGGCACTGGCAAAACACATTCTCATCTGTTATTTCAATTGATATCTCCATGGAATCATTCAATCTTTCTTTCACATAAAACATAGTAAAAGCCCTCCTTAATTCTGTTCTATTTTGCTTTTGTACCATTCCAAGTAACGCTTGCGCTGCTGATAATCTGGAACAGCCACTAACAAACCAACATCTACCTTTTGTAATGTGTCTAGCATTGTAATCTGCTCATCAGATAAGTAAGGACGAATGCTTTTTCCTTTTTCAATTCCGTTTGCTAATCTAAACTGCTTTGCAGTCATTCCAACAACGATGCGATTTAACATATCGCATTCATTACTGAAGTGATATGGCTTAGGATTTTCATGCAGCAGCTTTATGTTGGCAGTTAGCAATGGGAATTCTTGTCTTGCAGAAACAAGTGTTTTAATAAAGCACTCCATCTCGTTGAATCTGCGAATGTAAAGTTCTTTGAATTTCATTGCTTTTTGCCCTGAGTATCCCATGACCAGCATCGTGAACCCATCACGAGTCATAAAATAACAAGGTAGCTTTCTTCCAGTACTGTCTTTATAAGAATCAGCTTTAAAGTTAGTATGAATGAAATTTTCACTCAGCCCAGATTTGGGCTCAGTGATTCTTGCAATATCCCGCAGAACATGTTTGTGTTGTTTTTCAAAGAATTCTGCCACAAACAAACTATCCACTCTTGCCGTATCATTTGTGTCGGCAAACACACCGTATTGGTCTTTAGGTATTAATTCTCTCATCAGAATTACCTCCTTAAATTTTTTTGAAGGTCTTGACCCTTCTAAGTGGTAGCCTTGAGAGAAGGTCAAATCTGACGATTTTTATATTCTTCTTGTAATTTTTTTGTTGCTCTTTTTAACTTCTGTGTGATATTGTTCTCATCAGCACCGATGGAGTTGGCATACTCACGTATTGGTGTGCCATCAATACGAACTGCAATAAAGGCATCCGCCCATTCTGGTTTCTTCACAAGCGTTTTTCGGATCCAATCGCAAATCATCTCATATTCGTAATCTCTACTGCGTTTTTCTTCATCTGAAGTGGTACAGAGATAATCCATAATGTTAAAAGACTCATCATCCGGTTCACCCTGAATAAATCCCCTATTACCATTTGATTTTTTCATCTTAGGATTAGGGTCAATCCGCCTAGTTTCTCTACGCCAACCGTTGTATTCTTTAGAATTCAACAGGTCAAACATCTCTTGCACAGTTTCACAACGCTTAACTTCATCTTTCTTTTCAGGCTTAGCCTCTGCAAGACGTTGCTCATAATCGATGTCCAGCATAACGCTGTAATCTCCATCTGGAATTTCAATTGTGGTGTAGTTCTTGTGACCATTTTTGATGTTGTCTTCATATAAAACTCGAATCTTCATAAAGTATTCCTTTCCGCCTAGGCATTGGGCGGCGGAATACAAAAAGAGCCTGTGGAGAAGATGACCACAGACTCCGCTTGTCCTAAAAATGGGCACACGAAATCACGGTGGGTGCATCTTCATTCCAAACACAGTCTTTATCACTGTGTTCTGAACTCTTCTGCATCCCGCCGTCCGTATGCGCACTAGGACTTTGAGATTGATTTTGTTGAGCAATAAATGCTCTTTGCTGATTACTACCTTTGAGGAAGATAGGCAGGCTGATTATTCAAATCTGTCTCTGCCTATCACTGAAACTACTTCTTTTTGCTTGGTCTAGTTTGACTTAAAGCACTGCCAGCAACTGATTTAGAATTTTTGCTGTAGCGTCCGTCGTTGAGAATTTTACTTGCCTTAGAAGCAACTCTCTTGGATGTTTGGCGTTTATTACGTTTTGCCATATCTTTTCCCTCCTTCTTTTTCCTCGATATACCTTTATTAAAAATCAGGCATATGATATTTTTTATAGTTGGTAAGCTATCAGACTTTTCCGTTTACAGATGTCTTTCCTAGAAATCAGCTTGTCTTACCATCTATTTAAATTTTAATAGCTGGAGTTCCTAAAATCCTCAGCTGAGACTCCTCTGACACTCCGCTGAGACTCCGCAAATATTTACTAATCCTCAAAACAAGATAAAACTAAGTATTTATAAAGTTTTAGTAAGCGTTTTTAGATATTTGATTGCAATTCGCTTAGTAAATTGCTATAATAGTAAAGACACGTCTTGGTTACCATCCAATTGTGCTTGGAGGCGATTTAAATGGCTTTTAGTTATAACAAATTATGGAAGCTCTTAATTGATAAAAAAATGATGAAAAAAGATTTAATGGCGAAAACAAATTTAACGTCGACTACGTTAGCAAAAATGAGCAAAGATTTGCCAGTAAGTATGGATGTGCTAGGAAGAATATGTAAAGCTCTTAATGTCAACATTGGCGACATTGTCGATTACGTGGACAATGATACTTCCAACAAATAAATCTATTGAGAGGAGACGCATGTATGAAAAAGCTATGCTTTGGTACTTTGGCAACAATCTTAAAAAATTGCAAAACAAAGAGCATTACACAAAAGTGGTTGTGCGGTACCATGCTGCTTTCTGTTGCGTCTACTTATGATGTTCGTAGCGATGATGGAACTGCTTCTGACTTAGTAAAGGGCAAGAAAAATCTTTCACGTATTGTAACTGATGCTGCTTTATCAGCCGACCCACAGAATGTTTCAGAGTTCTTTAAGCAGAATATCCTTCAAATGTTGGACAGCAATAAAAGGAGCTTAATCGTTCTTGCCTTGAAAGACATCATTGCATCAGATAATGCAATTGAATCTGACACAATCATTGAAAAAGTTAACGGAATGACAAAAGAAACCATATCGAGACGGGATGCATTTGTCTTGGAAGATTTTCTCGCTGGAATATTTCTTTACACTGTGCAAAATGTTGAAAATCGCAATTGTGAAAATAGCGTAAAGGAAGTTACTGATGAGTACATACAGTCCTTTTATGCTGAAAAAGACAAAATAAGTTTCATTTCAACATATAGTAATTTCTCTTATGAAACCGCAAACGAAATTTCAATTAACACTCGCGCTTTAGTTCTCTTAACTGAAACTGGGGGCAAATGTCAAAAATGTAGTAGAGTTTTAGGCATAAAAAAAGAAGGCAACGATGTTAACTATGCAAAGATCGTCCGCCTTTCTGAAACTGATGAAGTTGTTCTTTGTGTTGACTGTGAACGTGAAATTCAAAATGCCTCTGAGGAAGAAAAAATAGCTCTAATATCTGAAAAACATGATTTAGAAACTCTTTTGGTCGCGAGAGATGCGACATCAAGATATAAAATAGAAAAACAAATTGAACAGGTGCTCCGTGAAGTCGATTTGATGGATGTTACAGATAGCACACAACTAAAAATCCATCCTGTTAAAGTTGAGAAAAAAATTATTGAGAAACGTTTGAAGGAAAGAGTACTTTTTAATGTTCGGCAGTTGTATCAAGGAGTTAACGATGCACTAGATCGGTTGGCAGGGGAAAACAAGCTAAACGTCGATAAGTTTGCTAAAAGCGTCAAACGAATGTACGAAGATGCAAATGAATCACAACTATCCCAAAGTGATATTTATAATTTACTTGTTGATACATTATTCGAAAAGACCGGACGAAAATATAGAG